ATCATCAATACAGATGCAGAGACATGCCGTGGCAAGGCAAATCTAAGCGTCGCTGGCGAAGATTACGAGATTGTAAGAGACTCTATCAAAAACTATCCTAAGAAAGGAGAAGTTTGGGCTAACACAACATTATCGCTTAAGAAGAAAAGCACCGGCGACGTGATCAAAGATTTGAATGATGAGCAACGCCGCGAGACAGAGAAAATTGTTAGAAAAATCATTGGAACTGCTGATGATTTCTTCTATACATGTCTTGCTCCTCAAGGCCAGATGAATATGTTCATCTCAGAGAAATCTACAAGCAGAAAGCAGATCCTTAGTAGATTCTTAGATCTTGATATATTCGATACATACCTCGACGTCGTGAAGCAAGATTTAAGCCCCATTAAGAATGCAATTAAGACTGCAACGAGTGTTGATGTTCTAAAAAAGCAAAAGAATGACATAGAAATTGAACACCGCGCAGTAGAACTTCAGGTTGATAAAAATGCAGAAGAACTAAGGCACCTTAGAGATAAGCTATCTAATATGTCAAATCAAGACGCAGACCAGGTTGTGTCTGATGAAGACATTAATGCTCTTCAAAATAAGGTCGATAAAATCCAAAATGATATTGACTCTCTTGAGACTCTTTTAGAGCGGCTAAATTCTGAGTTTGCTACATGCAATGATAAAATTGCAAAGATCGAAGACGTAAGAAACACATTCAGCGTTGATGAACTCAAGAAGCAGCAAGATGCAATTGTCGATTTGGAGATGAAATATGCAATCAACCTCAAGGATCTAGAGTCAAAGGACAAAGAGCTTGAGAAGCTTAGAAGAAACATTGAGATTTTAAGTTCTGTTCCATGCGGTGACACATTTCCTACTTGTGTCTTTATTAAAGATGCACATAATAGCAAAAAAGTGCTAGAAGTTGAGGAAAAGTCAAGAGAAGTAATTCGGCGGACAATAACAATTCTCAATGATAGAATTCTTGATCTTAATAAGCAAGATATAAAGACAAAAATCGAAAAAATTAATCGATTGAGCGATCTTGAAAAAGATCTTATTACAAAGCGTGCAACAACAAAATCGCAAATAGAAATTAATAGCGAGCGTTTGAATGGAAAAATTCAAACACACGCCTCACTGAAGAATGATCTTCAGGCGCTTGTTAGAAAAAAGAAGAATCAAGAAGACGCAGGCCTTCATGATGTGCATAAGTCTTTTATCGTGCTAAAGCAAACAATCAGCACTTTAGAGAAACAGTCCTTTTCATTGGCAGCAAATCTAGGTCGTCTGTCTGAGAAGTGTGCAAATATTGAAACTCAAATTGCCAATCTAACAGGTATGTTTGAGAAGTTTGAAGTTTTAACTCTACTTGAAAATGCTTTTTCCAAAAAAGGAATTCCACAAAATATCATTGCCAAGAATTTACCACTAATCAATGTTGAGATTTCAAAGATTCTAAATGGAATTGCTGGTTTCACTATTGAAATTGAATGCGATGATACAAGTTCAATTGATATTTTCATAAACTATGGCGATCGACGTAGAATAATTGAGCTAGGTTCTGGCATGGAGAAAATGATTGCATCAATTGCAATTAGAGTTGCACTCACAAATATTTCATCACTACCTAAGTCTGATATGCTAATAATTGACGAAGGTTTTGGGGTGCTCGATGAGAGCAATCTAGAAGCATGCGCTCGTCTACTCCAGAACTTAAAAAATTACTTTAGAAAAATAGTTATCATTTCACACGTCGATGCAATTAAGGACATTGTTGATAATGTTCTTAGCATAGACATGGTAGACGGAAAGTCAAGAGTTAATCATGTCTGATATGCCTATGTTTTGCGAGATTTGCAAATTTTCATTTGATTTCAAACTTGACCTTATGTATCATACAAGGTTTAAGTGTTGTAGGACTTGTGCAATGACATGGGCTGAGCGTGATCCTCAAAAATGGAATGACGGACAGCGCCCTAGTCTTGCTGAGATTGATAAATATAGAAATGATCGGCTTGCACTTGCATTGCATGCTAAAAGGAAAAGATATGACATTCGACAAAATTAATGCATTAGGACAAATACTAGACACAACGTTTGGTAAGTCATCTACGACCAAGAGCTCAACTTTTTCCATTAAAACAAAAATGGCAGGTGACACAATAACAGTCATGTATACTACTATTGTTAATCTTGTCACTGACAGAGTCATGCGCGACCAGGTCAAGGAAGAAGAGAGAGTCTCAGAGAAATTAATAGGTGACTTTATCAATGAAGTCAAGAAAGAATTCAAGCAGGAGACCGGTTCATCTTTAAAGCTAAAGAAAGGTGAATCCACTGATGAGATTGAGCTTATATCAATGTCTGCATACTCACCTAAGCGCACTGCCTACTACAGGCGAAGGGCAGTTTATACTGTTTCTTAAACATGGAAACGACAAATAAATCACGGCAGGTAAGCGAAATAGTCAGGTGCGGAAGAGATCCTTCATATTTTTTCAATAGCTATGTTAAGATCCAGCACCCAACAAAAGGAACCATTCCTTTTAAGACATTTTCTTTCCAAGACCAGTGTGTCAAAGAATTTATAGATAACAGATTTACAATTGTTGTAAAAGGTCGACAGCTCGGCCTTTCAACACTTGTTGCTGCTTATGCAGTTTGGCTCGCGCTTTTCCAGAAAGACAAGAACATCTTGATTATTGCAACAAAGTTGCAAGTTGCACAAAATTTTATCAAAAAAGCCAAGACGATTATTAATAATTTGCCAGCGTGGCTTGTTCTTCCAACTGTCACAGCAAATAACAAGCAACTTGTAGAATTTAGTCATGGGTCAACAATCAAGGCAATCCCAACATCAGAAGATGCAGGTCGCTCAGAAGCATTGTCTCTTTTAATTGTTGACGAAGCTGCATTCGTTAGAGATTTCGATACGCTTTGGACAGGTCTATATCCGACACTTACAACTGGTGGTCGTGCAATTTTGCTATCAACACCAAATGGTGTTGGCGGTCAATATTACAAGCTGTATAAAGACGCAGAAGCAAATCTTAATGAATTTAAGGCAATTAAGCTAAATTGGGACGTTCATCCTGAGCGAGATCAAGCATGGTTCGATAAAGAAACAAGAAACCTGTCGACACGACAAATTGCACAAGAGTATTTGTGCGATTTTGCATCATCGGGTGAGACATTTCTTGGCGATGATGATTTAAAATGGCTTCATTCGCAAATTCAAGCACCTATCGCTAGAGAAGGTTTTGATAGAAATGTTTGGATCTGGAAACAACCTCTATCAGAACACAAATATGTTATCTCAGGCGATGTTGCTAGAGGTGACGGCAAAGACTATTCAACATTTCATGTTTTTGATTTGATGACAGGTGAAGTTGTTGCTGAATACAAGGGCAAGGTTGCACCTGATAGGTTTGGTGATCTTCTAAACGAATTTGGTCTAAAATATAACAAAGCTTTAATGTGCCCTGAAAATAATAGCTTTGGCTACGCGACAATCATTAGGCTTAGAGATCTCAATTATCCCAAGATGTACTATCAAAAGAGTCAAGCTGTATATATCGGAGACTATATACCCCCTGGCGACACGTCGACGGCAGGTTTTAACACATCTGGTAAAACAAGATCATTGATATTGACAAAACTTGAAGAGCTTATAAGAAACAAACAGATTATATCTTATTCATCCAGGTTTTATGATGAGCTTAAGACTTTCGTATGGAATGAAAATCGTGTTCAAGCAATGAAGGGTGAAAATGACGATCTAGTCATGAGCATGGCAATTGGTGTATGGCTTTATGATGCATCAGCAGAACATGGTAAAGATACGACTGTGTTAAATCAGGCAATGCTATCAGGTATGGCTATTAAATCAAATACATTTAATGGTGCTGCAAATGATATAATGACAGGTGAAAGTCGAAGAAGAGTTGAAAGCGGCCGTGATCTTATCAACACACGCAACATAAATAGATATAACATTCCACCTGAACTCATGTGGATCTACAAGTAGGTAAAATGGCAAAGAAAGACGATAATCTTTTTTCTAGACTTACGACACTTTTTAGAAGTGGCCCTATCGTCAAGCGCAGAGTGAAGGATTTTGTTCCTAGCGCAAAGAATACGTCAGCATTTGAGCTGTTTAGAAAGACACAAAGTCATGTGTATAGTTCTGCGATGTCTGCCTATGGTTCATATGATAGAATGGCAAGATACTCAGACTTTCAGGAAATGGAATACACACCTGAGATCGCCTCAGCACTTGACATATATGCAGAAGAATCAGTTGCACCTGACGAGTTAGGCAATGTTCTTCACATATATTCAGAGAATCCTGCCATTAATAGGATTCTCAATGAGCTTTTTTATGACACCCTAAACGTCAATTTTAATTTGACAGCTTGGGTAAGAAATATGTGCAAGTATGGAGACTTCTTTCTTTTTAATGATGTGTCTCCCGACCAAGGCGTTATTAATGTTTATCCAATCGCAGTCAATGAAATTGAACGCGAAGAAGGATTTGACAAAGATGATCCGCTTGCTGTAAGATTTAGGTGGATGACTCAAGGCAATCAAATCCTAGAAAATTGGCAAGTAAGTCATTTTAGAATTCTAGGAAATGATGCCTTTCTTCCTTACGGAACATCAGTTCTAGAAGCAGCAAGGCGCATTTGGCGCCAGCTTATTCTCATCGAAGATGCGATGCTTGTCTATAGAATTGTTCGTGCACCAGATCGTCGTGTCTTTTATATTGATGTAGGAAATATTCCTCCTGAAGAAATTCCTAATTATATGGAGCAGGCCCAGGCACAGCTTAAGAAGAACCAGGTTGTCGATAGAAATACAGGCCGAGTGGACCTTCGGTATAATCCTCTTTCCGTTGATGAGGATTACTTTTTACCTGTTCGCGGAGCTTCAACTGG